AAAGATGGGACTGCTAGAGGGCATTTGGCACCTCCTGTGGTTTTGCTGTTTCTGTCATCCTGCCTGTGACCTTATCGTACTTCATCCAGCAGCAGGCTCCTGTGAGGCCAGCGTAGCGATTCTTGAGCACACGCACTGTAGTCGTATTGCGTACCTGCTCATTGTCGTTCTGCTGGTCTCTCTCAAGCCCTATCACCATGTCCGATAGCTGTGCGATGGACTGTGAACCTCGTAGCTCACTCAGGCTGATCTGCCCACCGTCCTCGTGTGCACGGCCCTGAGTGCGCCTCAAGTGTGACACGAGAAACAGCCCTACGCCTAGCTCCTGCACCAGTGACCGCAGCTTGGTCATAATGGCGTCGATGGCCTTGCGCTCATCTCCATTCTCCTGTGCCGACACCACGATGGACAGGTGGTCTAAAACGATCCACTTGCAGTCTAACGCTTTCGCCATGTAGCGCACGCGAGCCAACAGATTGTCTTCGCTTGTGCTGCCCCAGTGATCGAACAGGTAGTAGCGACCAGTTCCCATAGTCTCCTCCCAGAAAGGAAAGGCAGCCTCAGGGTCTAGGTCTTCCTCTAGGTGCAAGGGGCAGTCTGCCGCTATTGACATGATGCCAAGAGCAGTACGAGCAATGTCCTCCTCCAGCGCGAGGATGCCTATGTTGTCCTCCGTCGCGTTGAGCAGGTAGTACTCTAGCTCACGTATCATCTGACTCTTGCCCATACCGGAGCCACTAGTGATGGTCACCAGTTCGTAGGGACGAAAGCCCTTGGTGTGGCTATTGAGTCCCTGCCACGGGTACGGGATGCTCTGCACCTTGATCTTGCTGGTGAGTGCTTCCCATGTGTCCCTACCGCTGATGATGCCATCGGGCTGGTAGACTCTAGCGTCCCACCATGCGCTGGTGAAGTCTTTGATCTTGTTAGCCTGTAGCATGTCGCTAGCGTCCTTCATCGGCAGCTTAACGATTCTCAGCTTGTTAGGGCTAAATAGATCCTTGACTTCCTCAACGGCTTGCTGTCCGGCCTTATCGTTGTCAAAGCACAACACGACATTCTCATAGCCCTCCAGCCACTCTAGCTGCTCCTTGATCTCCTTAGCGGCTGCGGAGGCACCAGAACGTAGGGACACTACGTCATACTTGCCACCAACCATCTCAGAGACCGACAGGCAGTCTAGCTCACCCTCAGTGATCGTCAGGTACTTACCACGGCCCTTGCACACCTGCTGACCGAACAAGCCGACACCCTCGACGCTACCAGTGACAAAGAAGTCTTTGCTTCTCACTAGGCGTACTTTGGTGCCCTTGATCTCATCGGCATCGCTGGCGTGATAGGGATAGATGTGCTTCGATATTTTACCCTGCGAGTCATACTCAACCGTCACTCCGTACTTTTTGCACGTGTTCTGGCTGATACGTCTGTCAGGAATATCGGCAATGACTCCGGTTACTTCCAATTTTCTCCTCAGTGGCGTAGGTTCTGCCATAGGTTTGTCCGTTGGTCTGCCTACAGCATAACAGGAGAAGCAGTAGCTTCCCCCGTCACTGTAAACAGCCTTAGCATCGGAGGAGCCACACTTGTCGCACGGCTCATGCCCGATGAACTTAGAGTGCTGAGTCAACGCCTGCGGCTCCCATCTCCAACACGCGAATACCGTCCATGTACACAGGCACTCCGTACACTGGGTGTTCATTCCCGTACTTGTACGATATGCGCACTGTGGAGCCAGAGGGGACATCACCTGCGATAGGCTCACCCTCTGCGTCAATGACACGCACCGGATACTTGCTAGCGAACTTACGCTGCAAGATAGCATCGGCACCCTCGCCGTAGGACTTCAGGCGAACACCCTTACTGGACAGTTCGTTGCTGGTCTCATCGTTGAGAGTCAGAGTCACAGTATACCGACCAGTGTCCTTGCCTTCGTATACTTCGGTCTCTTTGATGTTAACGAACATTGCTTTGCCTTCAATTACCGCCATCTATAGTTCTCCTGTATGTAGCGATTGAACAATTGTGTATAGTTTTTTGTCTATACACTAGTATTATACACCCTGCGCCCTCATAACGCAAGCTCTGTTTGCACATATGCTTTATATTCTGGCTCCTCCTGTTGAAAAATAGCTTCATTAGACTCGTGTAAGCACTCGTCGCACAAGTCAAGAAACTCTCCAGACACTCTGTCCTTGCGCTTTAACTCGTGGTCTTCCAGTAATACGTTGCATGCTTTGCATCTCATGGTGCTCTCCTAATCCTCTACTGACATTTCATTGGTTAACTGTTGTGATACGATGCCGTTTACTAGCCGTAGAGCCTCGTCATCAATCTCTATTTGTTTCTGCAAGCGATTAATCTCTCTCTGCGCCTCTCGCACTCTATCACTTATCTGTAGTATGAGGTCAAAAGCTCCTCTACCCTGCTCTGTAAACTTCTCCACACAGAAACTCTTGCCATCGTCGGCTATGTATGTCCACCCTGCCAATTCTGCGTCCATCAGTGTAGCTCCTGTGCTGCGAATAATCCATCGTGCAGTTGCTGCACTTCCGTTATTGTCCTGTTCTCTAGGTCTTGTGTCATCCATGACGCTGCCATAGCTAGCATCTCCTGTACGCTGCATGCGTTCAGTTTGTAGTCCACCAGATCACGGATCATTAGATCAAATGGATCTAGTGTGTCGTTTTCGTCCGTTACGTCCTCATCGAAGCTGTAGAAATCACTCATGCTGCCTGCTCCTGTTGTATTGTGAAAAACTCTAGGCTGGCGTTAGTCCAGCGCATGTCGATTATATCTGCTTTGCTGATGTAATACAAGCGGTAAGCCTCTACTGCATCATAACGCTTGTACTCGTCAGGCATGCACTGTGGTGGTGGTGTGTGCTCTATATTCCACGGCATACCCTCTGGCGGCTCTCTGAGCGCCTCTCTGCACTTTTCTATGGACAAGTGTACCTTACCATATCGTTTGGTGTACTCGTCGCCTAGAGCTATCATATGCTCGTACAGCCAACGGTAGTTGCTAGTGCACTCTCTAGCCCATACAGTGCTGGGGTGGTTCTTGTGTGTGCTTTTGTACACTGCACGCTCACTACCGAACTCGTGGTGAGCCGTAGAGAGCATTTGTGCGCTCTCTAGGATCATTTTTACCACGTGCTTGTCGCACTGCTGCTGTGCTGCCCGTATTGGGCACGTGTCAAGGTAAAAGATGTTCATGCGTCTATTGCTTCCAGTATGTCCGTGTCTAGCAATTCTGCATTATCCATCACTGCCACGTCAAGTATATCGTGCGCAATACTTTTTGCGTCATTCTCAGATACAGCAGAGACGATTAGCTCGACAGTGACCACATAGTTTTCTGGTTCACTGTTGTCTGCCTCGTGCAGTCTGTCTATCTCTGCTGCATCCGCACGCTCTCGTGCTGCGTCGATGTTGCCTATGGCATGCCCTAGTGTGTTGAATAAATCCATTGTGTTCGCCTCCTGTTATGCGTTGTTGATGTCTTCGATCAATTGTTCGACTTCTTCCATATGTCTCCACATGATAGACCAGTCGGCAGCGGTGTCAACCACTTGCAAATCCATTTCGATACTCTTTTTGATCTTCTCTAGTGCACCTGTAATCTGGTGCAGGCAAATGCCATCTACTGCGCTCATTGTCCTACGCTCCTATAATTGATCCTACTATAAACCCACCGATGAACGCAAGTGCTGCCTTCCAGAAGGGTAGCTCCTCCAGTTCGTCGTTAGTGTGCTCCTGTTCGTTTGTCATGCCTACTAACCTCCTATTTGCTTAATTCAATTATAAACATATAAACCAGCCCTAGCCACATAAGCAGCGCAGGCATTGCCATAGCTGATCCCGACAGTATACCGTCGATAATCTGATTGCGTCTCCTGCGCTGTCGTTTCTGTTTTGCTGTTCTCATGTCTACACGTCTCCCACTAGTCGGTGCAGTTCTTCCTGTGGCACTTGTTCTACTGGCGAAGTAACACCTGTTAGCCACTTGTTGATGTGCTTACTGGTAGTCACTGACCATTTCTTCTCAGTGCGAATGTATCGACCAGAGGGCAGTAGTGCCGCTACTGGTGTCTCATAGCTGAAGAATACCACAGCGCCGCACATCAGGCTAAGTTCAGTTTGGTTTGATCCATATTGTCGTAATTTCATCTTTTGTTCTCCTATGATGCGTAATCGTATTCTGTGGCCTCTGACCACTTGGTGTAGGTGGCTTGCGCCATTGTGCTTATGATTTCTTCACGTGCCTCTAGCGTGTAGGTGTTGGGCAGAGTCACCTCTGCATATATGTCACCATTGTCATCCAGTAACACATAGTCGCTATTCTGCTCTCTCCACCACATTAAGCTGCCGTATGCTGCCATCTGTCATTCTCCGTCGTTGTTTTATTCAGTGTAATCACTGGAGCCTGCTGCTGTCAACAGGCTCGCATGATGCACTAGGCTACTTTTGCTAGTTTAGCCCAACCCTTGTTTGCAATGAATTCTGCTATCTGTGGCTTACTCATGTCCACTGGCAGCGTTACTTTGATGCCGTTGGCTAAAGATACTAGCCAAAATTTACCTGTTGATATACAGCCTGTTGCAAAGTTTACGTAGTCTCCTTCGCGTTTAGTTACTCTTATTGTCATGTGTCTATCCTGTTGTGTTGTTGATGGTTCCCATTGTAGTCCTGTGGTAACTGCTGTCAATCGTTTGTTACTATCGAATCCCAAGTCTTGATAGGTAGAATCAATTGTACCGGTGTGACTGTTGTGTGCTAGAGGCTACCACAACGGCTCACACTCTTGCACTTTTGTCAACTCTTTTTTCTCTTGACATCTCGTGCCATCTGTGGTTGCGCCCAAAGTTCACTCAGGTTTTTCTCGTGTTGTCAAGTGTTGACACGAGCAGCGATGTGTGCTAGGGAAAATCTTTTGTTGACAAGTGGGCTGGGGTATGCTAGAGGGGACGGGGGAGGGCGTAGCGTCTCTAGTAAATCTATAGTAGGCACTCCCGTACATCAAAAGTAAAACTAGAAAAACCTCAGTAAAGCTAGTGCTTACTAACATACCTAACCTCTTGATAACAAAAGAAAACTGCGGGACTATAAATTAACACATAAAAGGACTTGACAAACACAGAAAAATATGCTATAATGATAGAGTATTCTTTAGAAAGACTAGAAGGTAAAATACACACATGGATATTGATAAAACATCTACAGAACCTAAAGCGCCACTAAAGCGCAAGAGAGGTAGACCTAGAAAAACAGATGTAGTCTCTAAATCTAAAGGATCTAGAGGTGCTGTAGGTAGACCTAAAGGTGATGCAGCGATTATCAATGAGTACAAAGCTCGTATGTTGGCTTCACCCAAGTCACGTAAAGTAATGGATGCTATCTTCGATGCAGCTTTAGACGATGAAAACAAGAATCAAGCGGCAGCATGGAAACTAGTGATGGATCGCATGCTACCCTTGAGTTACTTTGAGAAAGATAGCGCCTCTGGTAGATCAGCGGTATCAATAACAATCTCAGGTATCGGTAGCGGAGCAGTAGAGACCGATGTGACACCTAATGATCCTATAGAAGGAGAGTATACACAGGATGTTTAAGTACTTTACCAAGGACGAATTTGTGTGTCAAGCCACAGGCGAGAATGAGATTGAAGAAGAATTGATTTTTGCACTAGATGAGCTTAGAGAGCACTGTGGTTTTCCTTTTGTAATCACAAGTGGCTATAGATCACCTGACCACCCTATTGAACTAGGGAAAAACACTCCCGGAACACATGCACAAGGTATTGCAGCGGACATAGCTGTGTCCTCTGGTTTACAACGGTACACTATAGTAAAGAATGCTATTAAGTTAGGCTTTACTGGGATTGGTGTAGCCGGAGGCTTTGTGCATGTAGACATTAGGGCTACTCCAGATGCACCTGTAATGTGGACATATAGTTAATGAACACTAACAGAGAATACAAGAAAACCCTAGCACAACAAGAAGATCTAAATTGGGACGGAGATCCTGAGTTAGATGTAGAGTACGAGTGTGCAGAGGAAAAAGACCTAGATGAGTATGTAGTCAAGTATTTCTATGACTAGCCTTAACATACAACTACTGGACTGGCAAAAGCAAGTCTGGGCTGACGACACTAGGTTTAAGATTGTAGCTGCCGGTAGACGTACAGGTAAGTCCAGACTAGCAGCATGGATGTTGATTGTCAATGCTCTACAGGCAGACAAAGGCCACGTGTTCTATGTAGCTCCAACACAGGGACAGGCCAGAGACATCATGTGGCAAACACTATTGGAGCTAGCGCACCCCGTTGTAGCCTCCAGCCACATAAACAACTTACAGATTAAACTGGTCAACGGTGCAACCATTAGCCTCAAAGGTGCCGATAGACCTGAAACTATGCGTGGTGTGTCTCTCGCCTTCCTAGTGATGGACGAGTACGCCGACATGAAGCCGGAGGTATTTGAGCAGATCCTTAGACCTGCCTTGGCTGACCAAAAGGGTGGTGCACTGTTCATCGGTACACCTATGGGCCGTAATCACTTCTACGACCTGTACAAGTACGCAGAGCTAGAGGACGATGAGTCCTATCAGTCATGGCACTTCACAAGCTACGACAATGAGCTACTAGATCCAGACGAGATTGACCTAGCTAAGAAGTCCATGTCGTCCTATGCCTTTAGACAAGAGTTTATGGCCTCCTTTGAGGCCAGAGGCTCAGAGATGTTTAAGGAGGAGTGGGTCAAGTTCGGTGAGACACCGGAGATAGGTGACTACTACATCAGCATTGACTTAGCTGGCTTTGAGGACGTAAGTAAGAAAAGAACTAAAAACTCTCGACTAGACGAGTCAGCAATTGCCGTTGTAAAAGTCAACGAAAACGGATGGCACTTAGAGAACATTATATACGGTAGATGGGACTTAGCGGAGACAGCTAGAAAGATCTTTGAGGCTGTGCGAGACTACAGGCCCATCAGTGTAGGCATAGAGCGTGGTATCGCTAAGCAAGCTGTGATGTCACCGTTGATGGACTTGATGAAGCAGCGTGGTAGATTCTTTGTTGTAGAGGAGCTAACCCACGGCAACAAAAAGAAAACAGACAGAATCATGTGGGCCTTGCAGGGTAGATTTGAAAACGGTCAGATTACTCTAGGCAGGGGAGAGTGGAACAGTAAGTTCTTAGATCAACTGTTCCAATTTCCTGATGTATTGACACATGATGACCTTGTGGATGCCTTTGCGTACACAGATCAACTGGCTAAGGTAGCCTACAGTTATGACTTTGAGATAGACGATCTTGAGGTCTTGGACGTTGTAACAGGATATTAACATGGCAACAAGGGCAGGAACTAGAGCACGATCACAGGGTGCTAAACGTAAATCTAAGTCGAGGGTAAATGAGGCTGGAAACTACACAAAGCCCACCATGCGTAAGAACCTATTTAATCGAATCAAAGCAGGTGGGCAAGGTGGCTCCCCCGGACAATGGTCAGCGAGAAAAGCCCAGATGCTGGCAAAGCAATACAAAGCCAAAGGAGGAGGATACCGATGAGAGGTGTACCCCACTATACCAGAGAAGGCAAGGAGTGGACAGGAAACACTCACAAAATGCCAAACGGACACTTGCATACGCATAAGTCCCACGGAAAAACAAGCCAGCGTTTGTTCCATTTTAAAGAACTGAGCAAGACTGCACAAAAGAGAGCCAGATAATGGCTATAAGAGCAGGAACTAGAGCCAGAGCGCAGGGGGCCAAGCGTAAATCTTCAGGAGGGCTAAAGAAGTCTCAGCAGTCCTTAAAAAACTGGACTAAGCAAAAGTGGCGTACAAAGTCAGGTAAACCTAGCACTCAAGGGCCAAGAGCCACAGGTGAACGCTATCTACCGTCCTCTGCTATAGCTTCTTTGTCTCCGCAAGAGTACGCAGCCACCACTAGAAAGAAAAGAAAAGACACAAAGGCCGGTAAACAGTTCAGTAAGCAGCCCAAGCGCATTGCTTCTAAGACTAAACGCTCACGTTAAGGGTAAACAGTATGGATTATGGCGACAACGACGTTCTGTCGAGTGACGAACACCTAGAAAACTGGGTAATGGCTAAGTGTGACTCATGGCGAGACCACTATGAGTCTAATTACGCAGAAAGATTTGAAGAATTCTACCGTTTATGGCGTGGAATCTGGGCAGCAGAGGACATGGAGCGCAAAAGTGAGCGTTCACGTATCATTTCCCCTGCATTACAGCAGGCTGTAGAGTCTAGTGTAGCTGAGATTGAGGAGGCCACCTTTGGTAGAGGCAAGTATTTTGATATTACGGACGAACTTGGCGATGCTGAGTCGCAAGATGTCGTGTATTTACGGCAAAAACTGCACGAGGACTTTGAAAAGACACAAATTCGCAAGCAAGTAGGCGAATGTCTCATTAACAGTGCAGTATTTGGGATGGGTGTGGCTGAAGTAGTGCTGGAGGAAGTCAAAGAGATGGCTCCTGCTACACAGCCCATCATGGACGGTCAGCTACAGGCAGTAGGTGTGAACGTCACAGACCGCACAGTAGTCAAGCTGCGCCCTGTACTACCTCAGAACTTCCTAATTGACCCTGTGGCTACCTCTATACAGGACGCCATAGGCGTTGCTGTGGACGAGTTTGTGCCTCGACACAAGGTACAACAGCTACAGGAAGAAGGTGTCTATAGGGACGTGTACGTAGGTCAGGCGGCTAGTGATTATGACCTAGAGCCAGATCAAGACCTTACCAGCTACGACGAAGACAAAGTACGCCTAACTAAGTACTACGGTCTTGTACCTCGCTATCTCTTGGAGATTGGTGAAAAGGAAGCAATGCTTGCCGATGATGAGGACATTGCTGATATTGAAGTAGAGGAACCGGAGAAAGACGAAGATGCAAGCTATTACGTCGAAGCTATTGTGGTTGTGGCTAATGGAGGCATCCTGCTAAAGGCAGAGGCAAACCCCTACATGATGCAGGATCGTCCTGTAGTTGCCTTCCCTTGGGATGTGGTTCCCGGTAGGTTCTGGGGCCGTGGTGTGTGCGAGAAAGGCTACAACAGCCAGAAAGCACTTGATACAGAGCTTAGAGCACGTATTGATGCCTTAGCCCTAACTGTCCATCCAATGATGGCTATGGACGCTACACGGCTTCCTAGAGGCTCTAGACCAGAGGTACGCCCCGGTAAGATCATCTTGACCAATGGTGATCCTAAGACTGTGCTCAATCCATTTAACTTTGGTCAAGTCAGTCAGATTACCTTTGCACAGGCAGCGGAACTACAGAAGATGGTTCAGATGTCTACAGGTGCTATTGACTCCGCTGGTATCCCCGGCAGTATCAATGGTGACGCTACGGCTGCTGGTATCAGTATGTCCCTTGGTGCAATCATCAAGCGTCACAAGCGTACTCTGATTAACTTCCAGCAGTCCTTCTTGATTCCTTTTGTTAAGATGGCTGCTTGTCGTTACATGCAGTTTGACCCAGAGAACTACCCTGTCAAAGACTACAAGTTTAACACTACGTCTACACTAGGCATCATTGCTCGTGAGTACGAAGTCACACAGCTTGTGCAACTACTGCAAACCATGCCAGCAGAGTCTCCACTGTACAACACGCTGATCCAGTCAATTATTGACAACATGAACCTGTCTAATCGTGAAGAACTAATGGCTAAGCTATCTCAGGCAGAGCAAGCGTCACAGCCTACGGAAGAACAGCAACAGATGCAACAACAGGTTGCACAGGCACAGATGGCCTTCCAGCAGTCACAGACAGCGGCACTCAACGGTCAAGCACAAGAGTCTTCTGCTAGAGCGCAAAAGATTGCCGTAGAGACACAGCTTGCACCACAGGAGCTACAGATTGACCAGATTAAGGCAGTCACAGCTAACCTGAAGGCAGGAGACCAAGACGACAAAGAGTTTGATCGTCGTATGAAGATTGCCCAGACATTCTTGAAAGAGAAAGAGATTGATCTAAAAAATCAACCTGTGCAACCCATGCAACCCATGCAACCCCAGCAACCCCTCCAACTGAGACAAGGATAGACTGATGGTAGTCACACGCACAGAGCTAATGGAAATTGTAGACCAAGTTAACAAGAAGTTTGAAGAACTAGAGTCTAAAATTAAAGAGCTTGAAGCTAAGAAACAGCCGGTTAAAAAGCCAGCATCAAAGGCAGCATAATTATGGCAACACGACGGGCCAAGCCTATACGCAAGACTACAGGCAAGGGTGGAAACTATCGCTCTACTAAGTCTGGCGCAGGCATGACTGAGAAAGGCGTAAAAGCGTACAGGGCCGCTAATCCCGGTAGTAAGCTCAAAACTGCTGTTACAGGTAAAGTTAAAGCAGGGAGTAAAGCGGCTAAACGCCGTAAATCTTATTGCGCTAGGTCAGCAGGGCAACTAAAAAGAAGTTCCGCTGAAACTAGGAACGACCCCAATTCTAGAATTAGGCAGGCTAGAAGACGGTGGAAATGTTAAATGCCTCAAGGAGATGATTATGCCCGGATACGGTATGGGATACGGTAAAAAAGCAATGAATGGCAAGAAGAAAAAAAAGCCAATGATGAATGGTACAAAGAAAAAGATGGGTAATCGTAGAGGCCGATAATGCTGATAGAATCAGTTGCAGCCGCTTCTGCCATCTTGTCGAGTCTGAATGGGCTGATAAAGACAGCTAATGAGTCTGGGCAGGGTATCCAGCAACTTATGGGTACGATTAGCGACTTTGGAGAAGCCCTAACAAACTTTGAAGTAGAGCGTAAGTCTAGTACCTTCAAGCCCCTGAGTCAGAGCGAGATCTTAAAGCTCACTCAGATTAAGAAAAGCTATGAGAGATACTGGAAGGACGTACACGACATATTATTAGTGGCAGATCCAGAGACTTTGGAGGCGTTCAAAAAAGCTAAGGCAGAACAGGAGCATGCTCGACAGGAGCACCTGCGCTTTATAGCTCGTAAGAAGAAAGAAAGAGACAAGTTGATACAGCAAGTGTCAGTGGGTGCTCTTGTGTTTATTCTGGGCGCTGCAATTGCAATTGGTGTATTATCTATCGTTATAAAAACATTTAGTTAAATAACACTTGACAAACAGTCAAAAGTATGCTATAATGTAAAGGTACATTAGTGTACACAAGTATTCTTTAACAAAGGTAAAATACAATGACTCAAGAGTTAGAAACTTATTTCAACAATTACTTTGCTATGTTTCGTTCAGAAGGCTGGAAGCAGCTAATCTCTGACTTAGGCAGTAATGTTGCACAGATCAACTCAGTAGAACTTACTACGGATAACGATAACTTGAACTTTCGCAAAGGTCAGTTAGCTATCCTAGCAACCATATTGAATCTTGAAACACAGATTGACAA